TGTCCGTAATCTCAATCAGGCCGTCTGCAAACACAAGGTTCACCATTGTTCTAACGGCGACTCACCCTTTTATACTCTGGAGAATTGTCATCCAGAACATTGAAGTTGAGCAGGAGATCATTGAAAATCTTTCCGATATTGGGCGAGCGGAGAGTCTCCATACCACCGTGGTGATAGAAAATGGTCAGGTCGTTGTGCTTGTCGTTGTACTCGAACCAGCGAACCTGTGCCGGATCCAGCAAGTGGACGGTATCATCGATGCGGATTGCCACCACAGTCATTCTACTATACATGCGTGCCTATTCTTTAAACAAAAATCAGCGTATACCTTACTAATGGAGTGTGGCGCCCCTACAGCTTCAGGAGTGGGCTGCCGTAGACGAGTCCGAAAGGAGGGTGACAAATGCCCTTGTCACGCTACTATCGGGGATCAATGCCCGGTCTGTATGACCGATATGACTCGTCAACAATCTCGCGAGCTTCCATGTGGTCACGTCTTTCATACAAGATGTATCGAACGTTGGAAGAGGACAAACAGGACATGTCCTATGTGCCGCGAGCCCTTCGATCAACCAGAATTCCGTGTCACAATCACTATTCAATGTGTCAGGACCGGTGATCTCGGCGTCGACCAATACCTGACAAACAATGTCGCTTCTATGCAAGAGGCATTCGGTCTCAACACAAGAGACCTTGTTGAAAACGTCCGCAGGACCACTTACAACATCGACTTCGAGACAGAGTTTGGCCAAGTCCTGGACGAGGTCCTACGCGAGCTTGGAGTCGAAAGGTTTAATGTCCCGAACAGCACCTAAATAATGCTGTTGAACATCCGGACATTCTTAACTTTACTTCCAGTCTTGGCACCGGTCGCAGACACACAGTACACTCCGCACAGGACCTTGTAATTCATTCCACCGGTCGCAGAATAGTTGCGCATGGCTTTCCGGGGATCAGTAATCGTCTGACCGGCCGCATCGACAATCTTGGGCCGAGTTCCCCAGCCCTGCTTGTGAGCCCACAGATTACAAGGAAACTCGATGATCCGACCGGGCTTCAGCAGCACATCGTACTTGCTTTTCTTGGCATTATTCATATTATTCTTCATATTTCTGTTACTTTCATTCGAATTCGAGTTGATATTGCCATCGGCATTATTCGTCGGGGACTTGAGTTTTTGGGCGGCCGCCACAATGACAGCCGGCTTCACATGAAAGTACTTTGCCAGACCGTAAACAGTATTTCCGGCAAGAATCTTGTACCGGCACGACTTGACTTGGCGATAGAAATGGAAATCCGAATTGCCGTCACCCTTGTCGGGTGCAATAAAGCACATCATCTTGAAAAACCCATTCTTACACTTGGTCGTCGCCTTTGTTGCGTAAATTTTCTTGGGATTGTCGGCCAAGATTCCCCGCCGAACATCTTTACAGTTCTTTAGATTTTGGACGGGCTTGTTGACGCGCTCGCCGGGTGATGTTTTCTGATTGTGCGGTCTTTTGTTATTCCGCTTATCCTGATAACCTATCGCATAGTCGTAGCAATTGAACCCTATAATTGTATAATCACGTGGATCGAATATATGTTCCGACCCACTCAGAGGAAGAACCATCCTATTGTATATCAATATTTTTCTAGATATACAATAAAATGAACGGCTTCACAAAGCTCCTGTTTGCTATAATTTTCATCCTGATTTTGACATTTATCGCACGGTTCCTGTGGAACAACGTACTTGTGAAGCATGTTACAATCCTGCGTCCAGTCCAGACTCTGCCAGAGACTTTCCTTCTGGCCCTGGCCATTTCAATGTTCACACCTAAGCGCTAAAGCAGAGGCGAAGCCTCTGGGCTCACCGCTTCAACCACTCCTTCATGTAATTATTGTTACCGCCATTGACATTCAATCCCAGGTAACTATTGTGCACCTGCTTCAGCTTCTGGCACAGAACCGCCTTTGTGTAGTGCTTGGGGATCGGCTTTTTGTCGTAGCCGTACTTGCGCAACATGGCTACAAGCTCCTCTTTCGATTTGGTTTCACAGTCACTTCCTCCGAGTTTGAAACCAGGGCCGCGCTTGTACTCGTGATTCATCATCTGGGCATTCGTCCAGGCCTTGGGCTTTTCGACCATCGCATTAACTGCTTTCTTGATCAACTCCTCGGACGTTTTCTTGGACAACCCTGGTCCCGGTAGGGCTGGCTTCATTGTACCAGAGAATAGCTCGGACATTGGTGGTTTCTGAGCGCGCGCACTTTTCTTGGGTGATGGTGGCTTAGCTGGACCCTTCGTCTTTGTGACCGTCGGCTTTTCCAGTTTGTTGGTCGGCTTACGGTTAGTAGTCTTGGTAGACTTTCCGGTACGTTCCGGATCAGCATAGAACCGGAGAGGTGGGAGATATTTACCAGAAAAGACATTGTTGTTAAATCCAGTGCTGGTTAACCGTTTAATCTCGGCCGCCCGCAGATTGTTCAGGTTTACAAGGCCGGCGCGCATCAATGCATTGAGCTGGGCATTTGTCAACTTCTGTGAGTTGCGATACGCGTTGTACCCGTTTGGCTTGGTTTTCTTCACGGGTGCTGGTCCGGCATTTTTCAGGACCTTAGGACGCTCGCCGGTGTATGCAGGTGTGGGTTTCCGGACGGTCGTATTCACTTTAGGCCCGACCGACTTGACGCTCTTCATAATTCCGTTCACCATGTTCGCGACCAGACGCTCGCGCTGCTTGTTCAGAGCAGTCTGTGCGAAATTCTGCCGCGCCTTGGTCTTGGCTTGAATCTTTTTGACCCCGGCATTCAGATTCTTCCGCAGAATCTCACGGAGCTTCGCTTTTGTCACAGCCTTTGAGACTAGGTTCTTAATAGTATTCGAGTTGTTCAGGAACGTACCGAATTGGTTAATGACAAGGTTGTTATTTCCGAGCAAGCGTGATGCAGCCGGTGTGTATTTGGGAAGGTTAGGAAGATTTCCTCTATTGTTTTTTGGTTCGCGTGATGTTAACCATTTGACAGGCCGACTGGCCCACCAATCCAGTTTGGGAACTTCATATTGGAACCGACCAACCTTTTGAACACTAAACCTAGTGTTCGAGTTGAAATTAATCCATTCATCACTACTGATATTCACTGTACTACGTGACTTACGGTTTGGAGTAAAATAATTTGTTCTACGACGAGGTTGCAATAAAACACTTGTAAAATTGAATTTGCTATTATTAACAGCTTGTACTTTTTTACCTTTGTAAATAGTTGGTTTATTTGAGAAAACACCACTCTTTACGTAATATTTAAATGTTGCATTTTTTGTTTTACTCGTTCGAGCACCGGGAGCTAAAACAAACGTGGCGTTTTTACGGATTGCCCGACGCAATTCTCCTGGTTCTCTTGGACTGTTATTCCATATGTAACCTGGCATAGGGTTACCGTTCGGAAATTTCTTGTAGGTGTTGAAATACTGCTGAAGAGTTTGATTACGGGCAAGATGGACTACAGTCCTGAGGCCCATTGTGGCATTATTGTGGTACAAGTTCTTGGATCCATTCGGATAGCCAGCCAACTTGCTCCATTTTAACTTTGGCATCACTACAACGACGTTTTGTGGCGCGGTTACAGTGGGACTACGACGACGCACCTTTACGGGGCGTTTATGTTTGTCTGACATTTCGATACTATTACACTATATATTTTTGTCCGATCACTCCTGCTCGTCCTCCTCGGTCGGCACGTCAACCTCGTCGGACTCGCCGCTCGTGCTGGCCGCGCGCTGGACAGTCGTCTCTACATCCGAGAATGCAAAGCCGGACAGCTTCGAGGATGGCGAAAACAGCACCTGCTCCAGACGCACACTGACGCCAAACTTGTTGTCGATGAACCAGATCGAGTTGATGTTCACGATGGTGTACACGAGGGTCGACTTGCCGATCTTGTCCAGCTCCGTCTGCTTCTGGTCCATAGTCCACGCCATAGGCTCGAACGAGCCGTCGGGGCGAGTCGGCACCTTCAGCTTGAGCGTCGGTGCGTAGTTGCCCTTGCTGGGCTTGACCATAGGCTTGTACAGCGCCTCGCGAATCACGTCCTTCTTGTACACCTTGCCCAGGAACTCTTGGGCGTGCTCAGCTACATAGTCAACGACCAGATCATCGAGCTCGCGAAACTTATGCTCGACGTTCGCGTCGTCAAGCGACAGATCCAGGCTGTAGGTGGTCTTCCCTGACGCGGCATCCGTGAAGGAGCTCAGACCGTAGGGAGCCTTCAGCTGCGGCAGCTGGAACATCAGCTTGTTGCCCGTCTGGGCGTTCAGATAGATGGCCTTCCCACCCATCTTGTTCTTCTTCAGCTCGCTGAACTTGACATCGGAGGCGGAAAAGTTGGAGAACTTGTTAACAGAGTCGGCCATGCTTGCTTCTACTATAGTAGGCACCCACGTCTTTAAGCCGCTGCCGTAGGTTCTTTTCTCAGCCTATATCAACTATGGGCTGCCGTAACTGCGTCGGTGCTTCGTGCAATGTGTGCCTCATGAAGCGCACTATCAAAACTGGACTCGTTTTCTTCGTCATGTCGACTCCGGCCGTCTGCGCCGTGACTGGCAACAATGCTTTCGTCAGGACACTCATCTTCATGGCGATCATCTTCCTGCTCATGAAGCTCAGCAAGATGCGCAGCCGCTATGTCATCCGCGACGAGAATGATATGAGCAAGCCACACGGCTCTCGCCTTCTGTTCGAGGGTGCCGATTTCTAGACTTAAAGTTTTCAACCCAGTTTACATCAGAATGCAAATTTTTGTCAAGACCCTAACTGGCAAGACTATCACGCTCGAAATCGAGTCAAGTGATACGATTGCGAATGTAAAGGCGAAGATCCAGGATAAGGAGGGAATTCCTCCCGAGCAACAGCGTCTGATTTTTGCAGGCAAGCAGCTCGAGGATGACAGGACCCTCGCAGACTACAACGTGCAGAAGGAATCGACTTTGCATTTGGTACTCCGTTTAAGGGGTGGAGTTTAAATCACATATATAATCAGGATGTTGAGTGATCCAAAAATTTGGGGCCCTCCACTTTGGGCAGAGTTTCATCGACTCTGTCGCTGGCCAACACCAGGCACGCGAAACACGGTACACACCTTTCACGAAAGGATTCCGTGTCTCATGTGCTCGTTACATTTCAGGGTACTTCTGGGTCAGTATCCTATGCCTCTCCGTGATCAGGAACTTTTTGCATGGAGTGTCTTTATCCATAACAAGGTCAATGAGGACTTGGGCAAACCTCAGGTGAGCCTTGACCAAGCGGTCCAGATTTTTTCTTGATTGATTATAAATGTTTAAGCGTCTTGCCATTGTTCTGCTTTTCGCCCTGATTGCCAGCCCATTCCTGTTCAAGACCGTCGCCGGTCTGCTGGGCAGCTGGGTCGCCAATACCAACTCCGGCAGCCCAACCCCAGCCGGTCTGCTGCTGCACGGCCTGGTCTTCGTGGTGCTGAGCGGCCTGGTGCTGAAGACCGTTGGCGCCGGCTACCGCTCGTACGCCGAGCCAGATACGTACGCCGAGCCAGAGACATACGCTGAGGGTTACGCTGAGGCTGTGGAGGAGAAGTACGCCGAGGAGATGTACGCCGAGGAGCCATACGAGGATTACCGTGCATGAATCCCAGGCGCCCCGCTCAGAGGCTCCGCCTCTGCTTCAGAACTCCTCGTCAAACCGAATCCCGTCATTGTCTACATGCTTTGAGTAGTCTCCGACTCTCTTTTCGAAAAAATTCGTCTTACCTTCTAGTGAAATTGATTCCATCCAGTCGAATGGATTGCTCGAATTCCATACAGTTTCGAGGCCGAGCTGCTTAAGCAAACGATCAGCAACATATTCAATATACTGAGTCATCTTTGCCGAATCCATCCCGATAAGCTTACACGGGATGGCTTCTGTAATGAATTTCTTTTCAATCTCGACCGCCTCCTTGACAATGTCAGGGATCGGGCTCGTCTTGAACTTGAGATTGTTGTAAAGTTCCACTGCAAACTCGAGGTGCAGACCCTCATCCCGGCTAATCAATTCGTTCGAAAAGCACAGGCCTGGCATGAGGCCACGTTTCTTGAGCCAAAAGATGGCACAGAACGAACCCGAAAAGAATATACCCTCGACGCACATGAAGGCCGCCAGACGCTGTGCGAACGGGGCTTGAGAGTCCATCCATTTCTGGGCCCAGGCAGCCTTTTCGTGCACAACCGGTACAGTTTCGATCGCCTTGAACAACGAAGCCTTTTCGACCGGATCTGTTACCAGCTTGTCAATCATCAGCGAATACGTCTCACCGTGGATCGCCTCATTGAATTGCTGGTACGCATAAAACGACCGAGCCTCTGCAATCTGAACCTCGTTCGAGAAATTCATGTTGATATTTTCCATCACAATTCCGTCACTGGCTGCAAAAAACGCCAGAACAGTCTTGATGAAGTGCCGGTCATTATCCGACATATTGTTCCAATCCGAAATATCCTTCGCCAAGTCAATCTCCTCGGCTGTCCAAAACGAAGCGACCGCTTTTTTGTACAGCGACCATAGACTATTGTAGCGTATAGGAAAGGTGGTGTATCGCGAGCTTGACGGGGTCAGAATCGGATCAGTCATTTGTAAATAAGGGATATAAACTTTTAAGAGTTAAATGGCGGACCTGGTCAAACGCCTTGCGCTCAAGATGAAGATGTACAAGGTTGAAGGGACGCCCGTTCACCACACAGCCTTGTGCTACCTGTACCTGCGCAAGACTATGAATGTGAAGATGGTTGCGGGCTACGCCATCAGTGGCGACAAGGAGTGCTGTCGGCACTACTGGGTCGAGGACCAGGAGGGAACGCGTTACGATGTTGCCTATGAGCTTGGATGTCTGTATTCACCCGAACTTAAGGCTCTCCCAGTGGAGATGACTCACCAGATGATGGAGGGCTATCAGGTGATCGACGACGATTCGGTAAATCAGACTCTGTTTGAAATGTTCCAGTCGAACCCAAAGCAATTTTGGCAAGAATGCCCTTCAAACGTGAAACTTTTTGCGTCGAACCATTTGAAATGACATCGGCAATACTCCGAATCTTATTTGACCGGAGATCGCTATCCGTGAATGCAAGGTGATTCGGTATCTTCACCTCAACTGGGTTACCAGCCTCCAAAGCAGTATTAAATTCAGAAAATGACTCTTGCAGAAACGTCTGTCCCTCGGTGACCCGAAGTTCCCGAGCGACCGTAAGCTCCTTTGATATTTTGAGTGCCAATTTCTTCATATTTATCGATGACCGGAGAGCATTCGTCATCTTTTCGTTCAGCTTCATGTACAGCTGAATAGAACCAAGTACTCCTGTACCGGCCGACAGGACAGCGTTCAGGATACTGACCAGCTCCTGTGGCACGAAACTACCGAGCGAGATTGCAGTCAGTGCATTGACTGACGATATGATCAGGATTGGAATGTTAAACTTGGACGAAAGACCATTGTAATACGTGTATTCTTTCAGGTAATGTTTGTTATAGAGATTAGCCTGTGTCTCAATTTTACGCAGAAACTCCTCTTCTGAGTCGAACCATACTTGCTCTTTCATTAAGATAATGTGAGAGTATTTTAGGATGTGCTTCGAGGATCCAGACGCACTGTATGTTATTTTACCCTATTTCAACTACTGTAAATTCAAGAATCGCCTCAAGTTATTTATCGAATTCGTGAACCGGATCCATAAAACCCCAGGAATCCACATAGTAATTGCAGAGGCTGGGGACGAGCTTCCGAGCCTTCCCGTCAGTAAGCACCTCCGGTTCAAGACACAGCATCATGTGTGGATAAAGGAGAATCTAGTCAACCTCGCGATCGATACTCTCCCGGACACTTGGAAATACGTCGCCTGGATCGATGCCGATATTACATTCATCAACCGTCGGTGGGTGTCTGAAACTATTCGCGAGCTGAAACATAACGATGTTGTTCAGATGTTCCAGACGGCTGTCAATCTCGGGCCGAATGGTGAAGTTATCAAGGTGGACAAGGCGTTCGGATACATGCACGGTATCGGAAGCAAGTACGCCAAGACGGACAAGTACGGATTCTGGCACCCGGGCTATGCCTGGGCGTGTACTCACCGGGCGTACGACAAGATGGTCGGTCTCATTGACTGGGCTATCCTCGGTTCTGGCGATCGGCACATGGCCTTGGCCTTGATTAACAAGGTTGAAGATAGTTACCCAGGGAACATCCATCCCAACTATAAAGCAGCCCTGCACGAGTACCAGGCTCGCTGCAAAAACCTGACCATGTCCTATGTCAATGGAACAATTCTGCACCATTGGCACGGTAGCCTCGAAAATAGAAAGTATCGCGAACGATGGAACATTTTATCGAGCAAAAACTTTGATCCTTTGAACGATATCGGGTTTGACAACAAGGGTCTGATCCAGCTGACAACTTCTGGCCAAAGGTTGGAACCCGAACTTAAACTTTACTTTCTTGAACGTCAGGAGGATGCTTGTTGAAGCGAAAACACTCAAATAGACGACTTGTGCGCTTGGAAATATCACCAAACTCTTCGATGGTATATCTGTTTCCCATGGATTTGTTGCAATTCGAACAGACTGGACGCAGATTGTCAATGTCTAGAGTTCCTCCCTTGGATTCTGGGACGTTATGACCGACTTCGAATCTGAATGGTGTGATTATGTTTTCGCACCAGTCGACCCAGCACTTATGGCGGAACAGTTTGTCGCCGCAATACAAAAGCCACACTTGTTCCCGGAGAGCTCCCGGAATTCGAGCCTTCATAACTACATTAAAGGCTCGGTTTACTTTTATAACCCGTACACAACAGGCAACAATACATAGGACACTGAACAGACCAGTATCCTAGGGTTAAACCAATTCCTACAACAAGTGCTTCTACGAACAAAATCATATATTAGACAATTGCTAGAGTTTTTTAAGCGAGGACATCGCTTAAAAAACTCCCCCAGCAGGGATTGAACCTGCGACATTGTGGTCCCACGCTCGGCGAATAAATTCACCTCGTAACAGCCACACACTCTACCGACTGAGTTATAGGGGAACGGGCTACTTAGGCCCACGTGCGCGCATGCGCGCTGCATCAGGTGGGGTTTGAACCCACGCGCTCCTGAGAGCACCAGATCTTAAGTCTGGCTCCTTAGACCAACTCGGACACTGATACTGTCCCTGGTGAGGCTTGAACTCACGACTTCTGGTACATAAGACCAACACTCTAACCAACTGAGTTACAGGGACACTGCTCTTATTGAGGTTCGATCTCAAGACCTTCTGCTAGCCAGCACAAGAGGCGTTGCCTCTTTACTAAACAGATGCTCTACCACTGAGCTATAAGAGCCGGGCGAGAAACGAAGTTTCTCTAGTCTGACCTGCCGGAATCGAACCAGCGACCTAAGGATAAATGACTATCCACAAACAGGCTCGGAGCCTACAGTCCTTCGCTCTACCAATTGAGCTAAGGTCAGATGGGCTACTGCCCAACTAACAAGTGTATCTTTTCTTTAAGCTGTTTTATGCACTGGGGGTCTTGGCCAGGTGGACAACGAGCTTGAGCAGCAGCTTGTTGGTCATCTCCAGCTGAGCCTTGATATCATCCAGGGCATTGACCACATTGCGGCCCTCGTCGTCGGTCAGCATAGAACCCAGCAGCTCGCCGAGATCCATGCCATCCTCCATCTCCATCATCTGGTCGGGGTCAAACTCCTCATCTCCCTGGTTAGACATTCTACTGTACTCAAAGAACTTTTGAGTGCGCCTCTAACGCGGTGAAATTTTTTTCTTGGGGTATAGCAAAATGGCCGGTGGACTTATGCAGCTCGTTGCTTATGGCGCTCAGGACGTGTACCTGACTGGTAACCCCAAGGTTACCTTCTTCCAGGCGGTGTACAAGCGTCACACCAACTTCGCGATGGAGAACATTCAGCAGACCGTGAACGGCTCCCCCGCATCTTCCGGCCGTGTGTCGGTGACCATCGCCCGCAACGGCGATCTGGTCGGTAACATGTACGTGGCTCTGGCACCCAACACCTTCGCCGAGGCCAACCTGACCTCCAACAACACCCAGCCCGACGTGAACTGGATCGCCGAGCGCGCGATCGCCGCAGTGGAGCTGACCATCGGTGGCCAGCGCATCGACAAGCACTTCCAGACCTGGTGGCGTCTGTACTCCGAGGTCTTCCTGGCCGAGGACGACAAGATGGAGTACGGCAAGATGACCACCGCCATCGGCGCCGGTCTGTCTTCCACTGGCACCACCGCTTACCGTGTGTACCTGCCCCTGCTGTTCTTCTTCAACCGCAACCCAGGCCTGTACCTGCCACTGATTGCCCTGCAGTACCACGAGGTGCGCCTGGACTTCGACCTGACCACCTACTTCAACACCTTCTTCTCCCAGTCTGTGTTCGAGGTGTGGGCCAACTACGTGTACCTGGACACTGAGGAGCGCCGCCGCTTCGCCCAGAAGGGCCACGAGTACCTGATCGAGCAGGTGCAGCACACCG